TAGACCTTCTCGCCCTCGTTCGTCAGGCCGCTGTCGTACCAGTAGGCGGCAGTCTGCAACCCGCTCGGCACGGCATCGCTTGAGGTGCTTTTGTGAGTTACGGCTTTGAGTTCAGCACGTTTAATCGCGCATTTCCATGGATGGAGTTGAAGGACTTCGTTGAGTGCCGGAGTGTAGAATTGATTGCAGAGTACCGCCTCCTTGCTTGATTCCGCCAACGATGAAATCAGCCCGCCCTCGGAGCCGATTTTCGATAAAGCCATGTTGCAAAGTTCAAGCTGGGTCACAGTTCACCTCTCTTTTATAAATCATAGGGCAACGGGGGGTTTTACGCCCCCCGCGCCCTATTGATCTTACTCGTCGGTAACGATGAGAATGTAACCACTGATGGTATCGGAGGACATAGTCCCCTTCAACTCACCGATGATCTTCTTCCCGCTCACGTCAATCGGTCCGCCCCCCCCTGCCGCCGCCGTGGACGGATAGGAAATCGTACCGGCAGACGTTACATTGGCACCATCAATGATGGCATCCGCGTCGCCCGTATACCCGATGTCCAGCGTCTTGGTCGTTCCGGCAATCGCCGTATGCGTCAGGTAGACTGCGATCAACTCGGTATTGCTCGGAAGGGTATCCGAGAAAATAACCGAATGGGTTCCGTCCGCCGCGTCGGTGGAAATCTCCACCGGGATGCATTGGACGTTTCCGCGATACTCGCTCTTGCGAACAAGCCCGGAATCGATTGCGGTCACTACCGCAGATTTTAATGTAGCCATTTTCTACCTCCTTATTCGTTGGTTTTCGCCGTCACCAGTACGTTGACGACTTGATTTGTATACCCAGCCTTACGGGGTTTGATCACACGGGATCGCGATTACCTTGGATTCCTCCATCCGGACGGCACCGAGGCTCATCTTGAGGTAGGCATACCAGTTGAAGCCCTTGTCACCCCGTTTAGTCATCTCCGTGACGATGTCAGGGTTGATTTCGAGCAGCGCGGCATCCTGAACGAATGCGAAGGCGGCGCGGATGTCTGTGTCGTCCGTATCGGCAAACACGCCCGTAGCGGTCGTGATGTCGGTATCGGTAACACGAAAGCCCGTGCCCTCAGTCGTCATGTAGGGCAGGATGTTCGTGATAACGAAATCACAGCCCATGTAGCTCCACCGACCGAGTCCGCCCTGATTCTGGAACATCGAGTAGTCCTTGTTGATGAACTTCTCGTCGTTGCAGATGTCGCGCCACTGTTTCCACGAAATGACGAACGTAGGCGGGGTAGCCCCCACATCGACGTTGTTCGTGCCGAACAGTTCAATCGTGGCAAGGAACTTGCCGTAATTGAAACCCGCATTGGTGTCGCCGGACAGCGCATCAATCGTCACATCGATGATGTTGTCGGTGTCGAAGTCGGTGGCGGTTTCGCCACTATTCCCGCCCTGCGCCGAGCCCAGCATCGCCTGAGTCAGGATGATGTCCTCGTTGCGCCGGAACTTCTGAAGCATGATGTCAAGCTTCTCGGATTTCGGATCAACACACATGCGGCTCAAGTCCGCCCAGTCCAGGAACTGGCCGTCTTCATAGTCATCGCGGGTTACGCGCCGACACGAGTAGTCCGATTCACTCACGGGCGAATTGCCGAAACGATTGATGCGCTTTGAAGGCAGTCCGCCGCCGCTCATGCGCGGGTAGACGCCCTCTTTATGATACAAAACGCCTGTCGCCAGACGAACCCTGGGCCGAAGCAGACCGCCCTTGACTTCCACGGTACGGTGGATATTGCGGTCAAAGCCTACGGCATATACATCACTTCCGATTGTAGCCATTATAGCCTCCTTGTTTTAAACACTCCCACTTTTCGGGCAGAGTATCCGCAATCACGGGTCTTTCCTGATTTTAAGCCTCTCGGCTCTCAGCTCAAGGAAGGCTCCACAAGGAGGTATCTTCTGTTGCTATCCGCATGAAAATCTTATATCAATCTTACTGTCAAGTCATTTTTTGCAATACAGTTTCTTTTTCTTTAAGCTTGGCCCGGTATTCCGGCGAGTGCGGGGAACCGGTGAAGTTGATCATCCACGAATCAAGACTGTCCAACTGGTCGCTCAGGGTGGCGAAGTTGTCCGCCTTGGCCGTCTCGATGAGCTTGTCCTCGCTCACCGCAGGGACAACGCGATCAAGCAATGCCTTTAGCAAGGTTGGTTCGTTCCCAAGGCCGGTGCGGTCAAGCACTTCCGTGATTCCAAGGAAGTCCGCCACCTGCTTGACCTTGCCAAGGTTGTATTCGTACTTGGAACCCCAGTCCTTCTTCAGCGCGGTTTCGGCCTCTTCACGGGTTGCACTGGCTTGTGCCTGCATCTGCTCCACACCGGAAGCCACCTGCGCCGCCTGCCATTCAACCAGCTTCTGCGCTTGTTCCTTGCTCAACCCAAGTTCGGCGGCAACAGTCTTGAATCCGGAAACCTCCTCTTCGGTGAATCCTGTATTCTCCGGCATCTCCGGAATGGCAAGTTCGTATCCATCGGCGGAGTCGGGAACGCCCATAATCGCCCTGCGCTGTTTGACCAGTTCGGGATCATCGGATTTCCAGAAGTCTTCCGCTTTCTTCCCGATGAGTGACGCGGCGTTCACGTTGCCCTTTATAAGGTCAACCACGGATTTATATTTCTTTACGCTTCCATGCTCGCCGAGCCGGTCGGGGAGTTTCTGGTAGAACTCGTCCTTGAATGTCCCGTCCGCGTTCAGCAGTTCGGCATAGTTCGTGGTTTGGGTCGTCGGTTCTTCAGGGGTCTGCACCGCAGGTTCTTGAGGTGTCTGTACCACAGGCTCAATCACTTCTTCACTCATCGTTTTTCTCCTTTAGCATTTCGTTGATATACAACCACAGGTCCAAACCGCAGGCCCTATAGCACATTTCCCCGTGTTCGGCCACTCCGATAGGCTGATCCACGCCAAGCCGATCCCGCAAGTCGGCAAGAATCTCCGCCCCTTCGGGCGATTTCAGGGCATATTGATATGCCGCCTTGAGTTTTTCGCTCATCCTTCCTCCAATAGCATGGCTGACGGACTGCCCTCTTCAGGGGCTTTCGTGCCCTTGAAGTAGGCATCCCCCATCGCGGGCATCGCCTGCATCTGCTGCTGCATCTCAAGTTGACGCTGACGCTCGACACGGACTTCTTCCACTTCTTCCGCACCCTTGAGCGCACCCATTGATGCGCTTGAGTTGTACCACGCTTCGATGAACAGCTTGTCCATATCCACGTTGTCGAAGCCCTCCAGCGCCTGCGGCGCATAACGTCCCACCTCGGAGAACATCTGGAGCACTTGTAGCGAGCCGGACAACTCGAAGCTCTTCGTGGCAAGGCTCAATTTGCCCACATACTCAATCTCGAACCGGGGGCTGTCGAGAAGCTGCATCGGCAGTTCAGGAAGCACTCCGTGTTTTTGAAGGATGTAGTACACATACCGCATCATCGGGCTTATCACTTCATCCTGATACCGGCTGATGAACGGGGCAAGGGCCATCAAGTCCGCGCTGATACGCTGGTTCACCTCGTAAGCGGTCATTCCCCGGTATTCATCGAGCGGCCTGAACAGGTGGTTGAAGAAGGCTCTCTTGATGATCCCGTCGTGGTGCTGGTAGAACTCCATGCCCAGTTGCGGGTTGCCCCCCGGGTCAAGGCGTGTCGGCCTGGCGTTGGGATTCGTCGCCCGCCAGTAGATGATCGTTCCCGCCTTGCCGGGGTTGCCCTTGAACGACACCGAATCATCATCCGGCATCAACCATTGCGGGTTGACCGCCTGTTCCCCGCTTAAAATCATGGACCGGTAGATTACATTCGTGCGCCGTGCAGTCGAAAGCGTCATCATCATCGGGCCGCGTCCGTAGGTCTCGTTGTTCCCAACCGTAAACCTGCCCGCAAAGTAGGGCAGATAGTCGTATCCGCCGCTCTTGATGATCATCTTGCTCTTTTCGTGGATGTACACGCTCTCGAATCGCTTGGATACGAGCTTCGATTTATCCCAATCAAAGTTAGGCCGGACAAGATGAATGACGTTGTGCTTCTCCTTGGACTCCAGCATGTCCTTGATGTGCCCTAGTCCAGCCTCTTCCAGTGCCTTTTCGCCGAACTCCTGCAGCATCTGGCGCGTTGACAGGCTTAATTTCCTGCCTACCGTGTCAATGCGCCCCTTGCTGTTGCATCCCAGCCGCACCGTTCCCACGGTGAACGACCGGAACCTTACATGGTCTTCGTCGTCTTCTTCAAGATATACGCAGTTCGTGCCCATCGCGCCAAGATCCAGCAGGCTTTCCTGCAACTCCTGCGCAAAGTTTGAGGTCGCAAGGGTCTCGTGGATGATCCTCGATACTTCCTCGAAGTACCGGGCAACGTCCGGCTCGGCCATGATAGCCGGGTTTGGATGCCGGAACTTGGCCCATACGGTCCCTGTCGGGAACATGTAGGCGTACATACCGGATGCGAAGTTGAAGTTGGCTTCAACGCAGGTGTCGATCATCCGCTGGACGGGCTTCTCTTCCCCGCCTATTGAGATTCTCGTGATGTTGTCCTTGTGCGGGAGCGACCAGTCAACGCATTCCTGCCAGAGCGTCGTCCAGTTCCGGGCATCTTCGTCGAGGCCTTCCCATATCCGCATATGCGATGCGCCGTTCATCCTAACAGCGTCCTTCCGGCTGAACCACCGCCCAGATCCGTCAGAATGGTGGAGGCTCTGCCGAGTGAAGGCCTGCGCCTTGCGCCTTCCATCGCACTTGCTACGCCCTCATCCCTCATGACGGGGGTCGGTGTAACAGGCGGCGGCGGTTTGATCTTCGGTGCCTTAGGCTTTGAACCCATAACGTCTCCTTATCTTTGCAGTCTCGACTATCCTCGTGTTCCCGTTCATCCTGCGCTCCCATGCCACATGCGGTAACTCGATAGGAGCAATCTCGAAAGCTCTTTTTATTTCTCCTGAAAGGAAGTGAATATACCACGTGTCAGGACTGTCAACACTTATCTCGAATTTTTTTTCCTCCAGTTTCTTTCTCGTGGTCTTGAAGGCGCAGATGCACATGTCGGGACCGCAGTAGAAATAACCCGCTTCGCAGTATATCTCGCGCATCACCCGCCATTTGTCCCCGTAGAAGGCTTTAAACTCCTGTAGCGGGGTCAATACACCATATAGTCGTCGTGGGCTCTCCATATCCGCTCCTTCCGCTCTTGTATTAGGTAGGGCTCTATGAGTTTCAAATGATCCGCCATCGCCGCATATCTGACAACGTCCGCCGCATGGGAGTTTTCGTCATGCACCGGCTTCATGGTCTTCTCGTTCCTGCGATAGGCTGACACCCTGTTCACCAGCTTTCGGCAGTTTGCGCTGTCGAAACGCCACCGCACAAACGATCGCCTGGTTATCTCGATGTCCGTGCCCGTCTGCTGGGTCTTTGGAATCACCCGCATGTCGATCCCGTACTCCACCCTGATGTGCTCTACCAGCCCCGTCCCAGTCTGGATGTTGGAACGCTTGGCATCATGCGGCATGTAGTGCCCCCCGTACCGGTAGCCCTTGGCCCCCACCACCCCCAGATGCTCGGCAATCGTCCCGCCCTGCCGCTCGTAGTAGTCTATCCAGTTGATGAATCCCCCGGTCTTCTGGAAGAACCCTATCGCCGTGTGATCGGCCTCTTCCCTTACACCGCCCAAGTCCCACGCGGTATACACCGGCTCGGCGGGGTTGTACAAATCGGGGCAGTACCGCCCGCTATCGCGCAACCGTCCTATCTCGTGCTGGTAGTACGCCCCCTTCCCGGTTATAATAGCCCGGTTCATGTATTCCTGCAATGCAAACGCGAATGAACACGCCCCGCTGTCCACCAGCTCTTGTATGTTCTCGAACGCGGCACCCGTCAACGGGTTCACGCACCCCGCAAGCTCCGGATTGATGCTGATCCCGTCCGCATCGCTCACCCAGTAGTATTGTTTCGTGTCTTCCGGTCTTAAATGCTCGACAAACCAGTCGGCCCGATACCGGTTTTTCTCGAGCATTGAGAATAACTTGTTCTCCTCACCCCGCAACGTACCGTTCAACCATAGTTTCCCCTGCCCTTCAGTCAGAATCGGGGCGATGAAGTCCGTCACATCCTCCTTGTGCAGTGAAAATTCACTCAGTACGTATAAATACCCGCCCTGCCCCACGAAATCCAAGTTGTCCGTGCCGCCAAAGTTGATCATGCTCCCGTTCTTTAGCTCTATCCTTACGTCTTTCACGTTCTTTGAGCGAACAAGTTCGGGCGGAATCAGTATGTCAATCAACCTCCCGCTCTGTCCGTTGATCGTCACTACGTTATTCCATATCGCTCGCTCCGCCCATGCCCTCGTGGGAAACAGATAGTAGTAGCTCCCCACCCGCCGCATCGCTTCCATGACGCACCCGCTCAGCATCGATACGTCTTTCCCGTGCCGCCTGGGCCATGTAAGCAGTATGTTCCGGGTACCCAGACTCCGCGCCCAGAAGTACCTTAGCTGCCAGTCCCTTGGCTTAATCGCCGGTAGTCGGATTCTCATACGCTTCCTTAAAGTCGACTTCCTCGATTACAATGTCCTGCGTGTTCTTGCCTAATCCGCATAAGTCTATGTACCGGTCCATCTCCTGCGGCGTTATCTCGCCATTCACAGCCTTGCCATCCAATATCCGTACTATCAATTCCCTGCGCTCCGTGTCGGTCAGCTTCTTCCGCGTCACGGGCTCGTCAAGCCTGGCTATCGCCCCCGCTATACCCCATACGCTCTTGTTGTACGCGCTCTTGTCTATCACCTCAATGCCCTTTAAGGTGTCTTTGACCATCTTGTCAACTTCCTGTATCGTCATACATGCCTCCTGTAAAAACCCCCGTCAGGCCGTTCGGCAGCGGTCCGGGGTTGCCACCCACTAGGACGTAGAAAGGAAGACGCCCCGCCAGAGATGCCCTGTCTCTTTCCAGCACAATCGGGAACTTGAAACTTTTTGTCAACTTTTTTTCTCTTAACCTCTTGACAATAACATGAGTCCGGTGTTCTATGCACTCAATCGCCGGGAAAGGGTATGAAACCCGGCGCGGATAGACAAGCGGCACCGAGCATAGCGGGGATGCCAAAAGCAGTCCCCCCAGAGGTCTAAGCCCTCTATTGCCAAGACGGTCGCGGCGATCCGTAAAAACACCGTGATAAAAGGGTATCGGCCGGGTCTTAACCCGGTCTAACGCCACCCCCGTCATAATGGGGCTTGGAGGCCACGCGGAGACAGTATGACCTGCCGCGCCAGACCCGGCAACCTCCAACCGATCCGGCTCCGTCTCGTCCCATCGGACTTGATAGCCTTCAAGGATCATGCCTCTTCCTTAACAGGGGGGGGCATACCGTCCTCACCATCTGAACCCTCAGCCTTGATAGCTGACAAGGACGGACGGGTATCCCCGCCAAGCGTGCCCATACAGGCAAAGCGCAGGCGGAAAGGGGAAACAATATGACAAAAAAAAAGGTAGAAAATGTGTGATGCATTGACCCCAACCACCGTCAAACCCTGAACAGGTCTTGGCAAGATTAAATTTAAACAAGCGGGGGAGGGGGTTCTAACTACCTCACTCGAAAGGGTACCGGGGTCCGGGGGCCCCCCCCTTTGACCCCCCCCGGTGCATACACCTTCCGCGTCGCAGGCACTCAGGGTGCCTTGCGCCTGTTCAGGTGATAGCACCGCCACCCCGGCGGCGAGGCACCGTGCGCCCTTGTGGATACACGTGGCGGACGCACCGGGCCTTAATCGCCGCCTACCACCCCGGAGAGCATCTAAGGCCTTGGTCAGCAGACAGACTGGCAGTGCAGGTACAGGCCTTGGTCAGCAGACAGACTGGCAGTGCAGGTACAGACAGGCAGTTCAACAAGCCTCCAGCAGGCACGGCGCAGGCAGGCAGTGCGGGTGCAAGGCCGAAGGACAGTGCGGGTGCAAACAGGCGATCCTATATCTATCCTTATATATAGGCCGACTGACAGACCTTGGCGATATTGTGCTATACCTGTGGGCGCCATAC